ATCGAGGAAGATCGTCCGGTCACTTGCCAGTTTTGAATAGCGGGAAGCGGCAGACGAAGTTTCCATTGTTACTTACCAATGTTAAGATTAACGCCACTCGAACTTCTGGTGGAAGAGGCAGCAGGAGAAGCGGCAGCAGTGCCGGTAGGAATCCTCAGCATGGAGGGGCCAGCAGCGGCCCGGCGACGCGCAGCACGTTGGCTACTGGCAGAACCAGCACCACCAGTTCCGCCACCAGCGGGAACAACACGAGCAGCAGTTGTTGAAGAGGAGCCAGCATTACCAGCTGCCGAACCAACCAGCACGGGCGGCGGTGGAGCCGGTTCAGGAGTAGGAGCAGGCGGTGGCGGTGCCGGCATAGGCGGCGGGGAAGGAGCTGTACACATGATTACAATACCTTTGATTTGAGGTAACGAATGATAGACACCGCACCAGCGTGGAAGGCCAGCTGACGCTCGGAGATCGTGTACTCCGGAAAGGTGTCCGGATACATCTCCTCAAGTTCTTCAATTAGTTTAGACAAAGAAACATTGCCCCCAACCACGCGGGTCAGGGGCAGTTCCTCATCATCGAGGAATGGACTAGCCATATTGTGGGAGGTCAGTGTTAGCCGCCTCAAAGAAAGCAGGCATTCTGGCTCGTTGGGTATCGGATAGACCTGGGGCCTTGCCTCGCTCGTAGAGAGAATCGGATTGGTTTAACCAGAAGTCCTTATCCAGATACTTATTGTCGGAACTGCCGAGTCCATCAACTACCCATCCAACAGTCGCTCTGCGTAGTCGATTGAGGCTTGATGTGGACTTGAGGCCCAGCTCAGAGCAGACCATTGAGTGGATGGCAACGTGAGTTTGCTCGTCCCTGCTGATGTCTGCGGCTGTGGTTCTGATTCCGATGTCTCCGTTGAATCGGAAGAAGGGAAGGATAACGAAGAAGACACTACGTTCAAGGATAGCAGCCTTTAGGATGGGATGTTCTGGAGCATCTAGCCATGCCTTCAGGATATGCTTGGCTTCCGCTTCAGCTTTGTTGTCGGTGCCGTGAGCAGCAACCACATAGTTGAGAGCCTGGTCGTGGCGTTCCTCATCTAGTTGGTTACTTTTGAGTGCTTCTACAACACCAGCAGTTTTAGGCAGTTCTTTCTCAAGGCCCTGCTGAAGAAATTCTCGAACTGGCAACTCCAAATGACGGAGGCCAAGTGCTCTACGAATCGCCTCTTCAGAACCTGGAACCAGCTTGCCGGCTTGAACTGCGACTGGGGTCCACTTGCGCTTGCGGGAAACAACTTGATCATAAGGTGATAGTGGGTGATTCATTCTCCGCACGGGATACAAGGTTCATCTGCGGGCTTGACTTTCGGGCAGCCACAATCCGGATCAATATCGTCCTCTGATTCAAACCCAAAGAGATCTTTGAAGTCATCATCAAGAGCAGCGAGCGCATCATCCTTGGCCTGGGTATCAGGCATCACCTGGAGTGCATAATAGAGGGACGTTTGTGGCGAGTTCAGCCACGTGTTGAGGAACTGTTCGTCGTAGGTGACGACATCCGACCATGAGTTGTATGAGTAGCCATGGAAGAGAAGTGTGGAGCGGAACAAACGTACTATTCCGTCAACAACTCGGTTGTAATCTTCCCAACCTACTTCCGAAGCAATCTCGCAGTCAGGTGGGTAATCATACGACTGAACTCCAAACGTTCCCGAGTCACGATCAACGTGACGGCTAATAGGAGGAGCCAACTCAGGGGTGGTAGTGAACCCCCGAAGATCGACATTGTTGTAACTACAAGAAGCGGTAGGAGCAATGGCAAACGCCCTCTCCATGTTAGCTTCACGAGCAATTGCCGCAGCCGTATTAATGGCCGTAGCAAGCTCGTCAGCAAGGACGTATGCGGGTGAATTGGTTGGTTTGTTTGAGTAGAGATCATCTAAGGCCTGGCCAAACTGTTTGTAGGTAACCTTATGATAAGCAAGGAAGTTTGCCAAACCCAGAATACCAAGGCCAACCTGACGGTCAACAGTAGGGTCAAGGTACTCACCAGTCTCACCAACACCAGTCTTTGCGTGGAGAGATACAAGCGATGTCATCCCTTCAACAAAGGCAGGAACTAGGTCCCCGACCGTACAAGCACCGAGATTGATGTGCTGAAGAAGACAAGTGCCACGACTAGGAAGATAAACTTCAAGGCAGACATTTCCATAAATACGTTTACCGTTAGCATCTCGGCGGATTTTGTTTAGCCAGATGTCACCCTTTTTGATACCATCAAGGGTAGCTTCGATCAACTCAGGGGAAGCAACATCAAGGAAGTTACTATCCACATTAAGGCAACGCTTTACCCAAGCCAGATCCGAACGACTGGCACGGATGAAATCAATAGCATCGGGATGAGTATAATCCAGATGGCATACCACAGCCCCATTCTTGTAGACACCACCTCGTCGGAGCGTTTCATTAAGAGCTGAGTAGATGCGAGCAAAAGAAACAGGGCCAGACGCAGTAAGACCACGCCCGTTATCGTCCCCCTGCGGACGGAGTTTAGAAAGGTGTACGGCAACACCAGCACCATTGCGGAGAGCGTGCGAGACAAAGCGCCAGGAGGCTTCAATACCTTCTGGTCCCTCCATCGAATCCTCCACCACAAAGACGGTGCAGCTGACGGGAAGGCGGGACTCCGGGTTGTCGATCCAGTTCTGAACGCGACCGGTCCGGGCGATGGTGTTGGGGGTGTCCCCGAGGTCAGCAAAGGCAGTCATACGAGGTCGTCGAGAATAGGTGGTTGATAGTTGGGCCCCTTCATTACTTTACCATCGCTGCGACGTAGGGGTTTTCCGTCAACCAGCTTGGACATATTACTTTCAAACACCCGTCTCATTGCGGTATCCAGGTCCCAGCCACGAGCAGCTGCGTACTGATAGCAGACGAAGACGAGATCGGCCAGCTCCTTTAACTGGTCAGCTTTGAGACCACCTTCAAGCTCAGCATTGTATTCATCTTCAAATTCAGCATACTCTTCAGTAATTAAAGTAAACTGAAGCTCATGAACGTTTTCATCTGGGGTGTTGATGGGTTGATCCATCGCTTCCCGAAACGTGATGGCTTGCTGGAGAAGAGAAGGAGTGATCATCGGTTACGAGACTCAGAGATGGCTTTGATCTTACGCTCAACGTAAGCTTTTACCTTGAGCCAATCATCTAACTCTGATTCGTGATCTTTGTGACCAGCACGGCAAATGTACTTAACGCAATTGCCAGCCAGATAGTCCAGCTGCTGATCCACAATAAAATCCCAAACCTGGATACTACCACGTTTATAGTGGGATGGATCATATTTAGTCACGGTTTTCGAAGAATTCTTTGTAGGCGGGGTTGTTTCGGATTTGCCAGAGGCAGTACTCGTTCCAGAGTCGGCCCACGGGTCCTCGGTGTACCATTGCTTGTCGGTCAAGCCACAGTCGGATTCCAAGAACTCTTTTATTGACTTGTAGTGCGATGGTGGTGCGGAGATGTTGTACCTGTATGTCCATATAATGAAAAAGGTTTCGATCCAGAATGTAGAGAACAATAAGGACTAGAGAGATCTCTAGCCAAATGATGGGGTCCATAGGATTGGTTCCTTCGTAGTTGAATTGTATTCGCCTGGACGAAGGATACGGGCCAGCCTTGCGTTGAGCAGGGCGTCGTCGATGGTAAGTCCAGCCTTTTCATAAGCGGTGACCACGGCCTCCCACGGGTCTTCGGCTTTGTCCAGGATCTTCTTGGCGCCAACAGCACCAATCCCTGGAACTCCTTTATAGCCGTCTACAGGGTCTCCTGTCAAGCATTGGGTCCAGAACCAATAGTCAGCCTCGTCTGGGGTGACATTGATCTCTTCCTCACCGTTGAAGAGGCGGCAGGCGATCTGTTTGAGGTCCTTGTCGGGGGACACCAGAATGAAGTCAGATGGATCCAGGTGGCACTCAAGGCCCAGGGCATCGTCTGCTTCAAGGTTTGGGTACCGGACTGTCCGGTAATGCTTGGCACACCAATCCAGAAGGCGCTTGTAACCGACTGGCTTTCGTTTGGTCCTCTTACCCTTGTAGTCAGGGGCGATCACCTTACGGAAGTTCTTGGTGTCTGAGAAGTACAGGGTAATGTGGTCACTATCAAATCGTTTGCGGAGGAGATTTAACTCCCCCTCAAAGATCTCCAACACAACCTTAAAGTTGCTGGCAATAGTGATCAGGTCATCACCCCAGTCTAGTTCCGTTTCCGCCGATTGACAGGAACGATAGGCGTAAAAGTCAGCATCAACACGAAGATGAGTATCAGTGACATTCTGCCCACGTAGCTCCTTCTTTTGCTTCAGACGCGAGGGGGACTCGGAGGTTGTAGTATTCCCCCGCCTGGACGATCGACCATTCGAGTTGGAACTTGGCATCATTTACTAGGTGAGGTTGAACTGAGAGTTGAATTTCATCGTGGATCCAGCCGAGCCATTGGTAATCAACACCCCAGATCCAACCAAGTTTTTGTGTTTGTTCATACGCAATGGCATTCCAGCGTTTGCAAACGATAGCACCAGCTGATTGAAGAAGGTAATTCAGCGCTGCGTGCTTCTTTCCTTGAAGGCGGATAGGCCGACCATCAAGAGCTTTGAGAACATCGCTTTCAGCACGTTTGTTGACCGCCTTAAGAAGATCATCAAGGCCAGGAATAGCCTCAAGAAACTTCTTACGAATGTCTTTACCAAGCGCAGCAGCTTTCTTCTCATCAAGGGACTTATCCAGAGATACTCCGATCTTGCGATCAGATGCTCCGTAGATAAATGCATAGGTCAGTGTCTTGACATCCTTCCGAGAGCACCCAACGCGGTCAGCGTTCTGTTGATGAATGTCTCCATTAACGACAACATCTGAAAAGGCACCTCCATCGTAGTATCCAAGATAATGGCCAAGCATACGAAGCTCAAGTCCACTAGCATCAGCCCCAACCTGACGCATACCTTTGCCAGGACCAAACAAGGCACGGCAACGAGGATCAGAGGAAGTCTGGCCGAGGTTAGGACGGCTGTGAGCATTCCGTCCTGTGTTCGTGGCAAGTTGGCACGTATGATGTATCCTGCCATCGCGGGTAACCATTTTAAGCCACGCATTTGTTCCGTCACTGAGTTGGCCAAGAGCCTTTTGCAGTTCGAGAATTCGACCAAAAGTTCTGGATTCATGTGTGTTGATGGATTGAAGAACACCTTCGTCAATCTTGGGGCGTCCGGTGTCACTGAATACCTCAGGCTTCCACCCACGCCAGGTCATGAAGGCCCAGCTGATGTGGTCGCGGCT